CCAGCCAACTCCTGCGCCAGATGTGCTGCGAAGTCATTCACGTCCTTCTCAAATTGCGCCTCGGTATGATCGTGCGTGCCTTGATGATTTAATTTTCCGGTGAGGGTTTCCGCGCCGCACCTCACTCTAACCGATAGAATATTTCCTTCACCGTAAACGTGTTGAACGTCGGCTTCAAAAACATATTTTCCAACGGTGATGCTTTGAAGTTTTTTCACTCCGTCACCTCGATCCATGCGTCGTAAATCCTGACTTCCATACTTCCAGAACCTGTCGCTGTGCCGCATTGCGCTTGCACGCCGATGCCAATTTTCCCGAGGTTCACGCTGGGCGGAAGAACGCCTGCCGCATAATCGAATTCATAAACCGCAAGCGGAAGTGTCGAACCGCCGCCGACGGCAAATATTGCGGTCCCATGATAAGGCGGAGCGACGTCAAATCCCGCGCTTCCGAAAGCGCTCGCATCGCCAGGATTGTTGAGGCTGTTCGTGGGAACAGATGCTAGGACTTTAATCTTCACATGCGAAAAGCGGCCGACGATTGCCGGTGGACCTGTCAGCGAAAGAGCGGGCGCGATGTTCAGTGCTCCATTTCCATTTACCGTTAGGCTGGCATAGGAAGTCTGATCGCCATCGACGGCATTTCCCGGATTCGCCGTCGCTCCATTTCCTGTCGCGCTGCCCACCGATGCGAGGATCATCGAGTAGCGCCGGATCATGCCCACCTGCGCGCCACCTCCGCCGTCGTTGTTGCCGGCGGTATCCGCTCCACCTGATTGCGGCGTGATTATTGAGCCGACAAACATATAGCCAGCAGAATTGAGCGCAACTTCCTGCGTCGTGCTCGCGAGATAAGTGGGAGAACTTAGGGGCACGAAACCGGGATCGGCAAAGAAAATATAATAAAGCGTCCGATAGGAAAGCCCAGTGATCGCGCCGGAGCCAAACGGAATATCTGCCTGGCCGGGAATACGCATGGCGAACGATGCAATATTGATCGTCGCGGAACTCCCTGCATCGGTTGCCGTCAGCGGATTCGTCGTCGGTCTGTACGTAGCGTGTGCCGGGGTTAGCAGACCGATACATGCCCCTGTGATGGTATAAGGATAAGCAGTAGCGTCAGCAAGAGCCTCTTGCACCAGACCGGATTGATTGAACGAAGTGAATTTGAAATAAACCGTCGTGCCGATAAGACCAACGTCATAGTTCCACCCTTCCACGGAGTCATTTAAAAACAAAAAGTTTGTGCCAATCGCATGTGCGCCGATGGCGGAGCCGTAAACGCCGCGCCGCAAAAGTGTGCCCAGATCGTATTTGTAAGTGCCCGTGAGCGTGGCCGTTTCGTAGGAAATCAGTTCGCCGTCCACGTAGCACAGAGAAGCAAAAACATCGGTCTCTGCTGAAGTGTAAGAAGAGAGCGCACCCAGCGATTCCGTCAAATCCACGGAGAGAGTGTCCACGGTATCCGGGTCCGCGTGCGAGGCGAGATTTGCGGTGAGCACTCCCATCTGGCATTGCCCGATGGCCGTGGCGACTTGCTTATAATTCGTGCCATCCATCGACACCCAAATCTGACAGCCGCCCCAGTTCGCGCTCGCACCGGAAAGCCCGAACCAGATGTTGTGCCCAATCTGATTATTCAGCCTCGAAAGCGCCTCGAAAATGATTGGTGTGTTGATTGAGCCTGGTGGCGCGTTCGCATCCGGCCCACCCGGCTCCATCGATTGCTTGTCGTAGAGCGTTGGACCGGAAGTGCCCCACGGAAATTGCTCCGCCGTGACGTCGAGCGTGCGATCCGCCTGCTCGTCAATCGTGAGGATTCGCACAGGCACGGCCGGAGCCGAAGCAGCTATGCCGAGAAGCTGCGCGGGAACGGTAATGATGTCCATCGGGTCCAGCAGGATGAACGATTGCGGCAACTTGAATTTGTACTGGTTGCGAACATAAACGAGGCGCGCGAGAGAGACCGCCGAGCACTGCGAAGCTGCCGCCTGCGTCGTAAAGAAATCATATTGCCGCGTCGGTTCAGGGCGATACTTGTAGAGATTGATCGCGCTCAAATCCTGCGCTTCGACGTAGGACGGATTGTAGGAATTGCCCCGGTCGAAATACTGAATTCGCACGGAATTGTAAGCGTCCTGAATGGATGGCCGCGAGACTTCAATCGGTGGCGTCGTTCCAGATCGAATGAAATCGTCTGCCGTAAGGCTATAAATAGGGTTCGTTGTCGGCGTGAACGTGACGCCATTGGCAATTAGAGTCGTATCCCCGCGAGGCACGAAATTCAGGACGCCACCAGATTCCACGATTTCTGAGTTCGTCGCGTCCAGAAAATCCTTAATCCAGTCGGACGCCGTGCGCTCCGTGGTCATGGCCGGCGAAATAAACAGCCCATTCGCCACACAATAATTCGAGAACTGCGCCATGGATCCGATTTCACTGACTTGCAGACCGCATCCGTAAATTGGATTCGTGAGCATGTCGTACAGCACGTCGGAAGGATCGCAATCGCCCACACCGCCATTCCACGGCAAAAGTCCGTAAATCTCGAAGTTGAACGACGGAAGCGTACCGCTCATGCCCAAATCGAGCAGCGGCGTGGCGAGGTAAGCCATTGTCGAATAGCCGATCGCCTGCGATGGATGCTTCGTCGCGAGGTAAGACCAGACCGCCTGCCCTTGCGCGCCAGCAAAAAGCGTGAATGCAATGGACGTAATCGGGTCTTGCGGCACGCCGCCCGAAGTAAATGGCGGAGAAAACGAGTAGGAAATGGTCATCGTTTTCCCGCCATCCGCCGCCGAGAAGTGGTACGTGGCGTTGTTGATCCCGCCGCGCGTGTAATGCCCCGCCGTAACGCTTCCGTAGGCCATGGGCGTCTGTTGGACGCCGGTTAGGGTTATCGGTCCAGGCGAGCCGTAATCGTTCGCTACGACGCTGTACGCGTCGCCACGGGTCACTCCTTCGTCCTGCAGATAGGTTGCCTGCTGTGTGGCCGTGTAGCTGCCGCCGCCGCCGGGCACGGTGTAGGTTTCCGTCGTTTCCTGAATAGGAAGGTTGCCCTGCGAGTTCCAAACCGTGCCAATGCGGACGATAGGCCCCTGACACAGCCCAAGAATCACCGCGGCGCCATAATCGTACTCGCCGCCTCCCTTTTTTCCCGTGCCGCCACCGCTTGAACCCTTTTTGCTGTTTTGGACCGGCTTCCAAAAGAAATCGTCGTACCAGATCAGATTTGGAGCGATGCGCGTGCGCCCGTAGACGATGGGCCGGGGCATCCCGTAAAGCGAGGTCTGAATACGCATCCCGCCAAGCGTGTTCACTACTGGGGCATATTTATTTGTGAAAAGACCGCTCACATTACCAACTTTCGGAATGGCGAAAAGAAGCGCGGCGGATGTGTCGATCGGTAGCGCCGCATGTAGGGGTCTTCGAGCGCGTTGACGGCCTGCACGCCGCCACGCTCTATGCAGTGAATCAGGTGTGTTGGCCATTCGATCACGATGGCCATGTGCGCGTAGGCGTGATGGAGCCAAAATAGAACGGCATCGCCAGGAAGCGGCTCGTCGACCTCATGCCCAAATTGCAAAATATCTTTCAGGAAACGTTCAGGATTGAAACCGGGCGCGTCCTTGTGCTGGCACCAGCCGGGCGAAATGTGGGCAGGTTCAAACTTCGGCATCACGCCCGCTCGCTCGTAAACTCCGGTCAGGAGCCGCGTGCAATCTACGCCGATGCCCTTTACGCAGGCTTCATGGATGAAGGGAGTGCCCACCCACTCCAATGCTTCGCGGATCGCGTTTTGCCGCGCGATGTGTTCTTGGTTTGAAATCGTCGCGAGTTGATCGAGCATGGCGTCTCCTATCTAAAACTTCCTAGCTTTTTACTGGCCACGCCCAAGAGTGACCGCCGGTTCCTTCTGTAACGGATGTCGCCCAAAAACAATCGTTTCCATCGAGAAAAACTTGTCCGTTCACACAGCCGGGCGACCACACTTTTGTCACGAGCATCGGGAATTGCTCGCCAGCCTTTACTTCGTTTCCGATATGAGCTTGTGCGCCAGCGGGCCATAGTGGATGCGGGCTCGCTTGCATTCGTTCGGCAATGCTCTTGCCATCCGTCCTTCGACGATTGATTTGTTCCGCGTCCTGTTCGTGCAGGGTGTATAAAACTATTCTTCCAAGTGTGATTTCCATGTCTATCTCCTTTTTGAGTTTCTAAATTGCCGTTTCGGGAATCGGAATGTTCGGATAGCCGCCAAAGTTCCCGAGGTTCCCAAACTTGCCGCTACACGTCGATTGCAATTTGTCGCAACCGGGATAGGCGTTGAACGTGTCGCCCAGCGCCGGAGTATTCGGAAGTGGAATCCACAAAAGAATTTGCCCGCTCGCATTGACGTATTGTCGGATGCCGCGCGTCACTCCCACATTCGCGCCGCTCGTGAAAGTGATATAGCCCTGGCTGAAATATTGGTCGACCTGCGTAAGCGACGTGTTCAGCAGCAACGCGCCGCTACCCGCTGAGACCGAGCCAGCGACCGCAAATGAGGCTGGATTCAAAGTGCAGCCCGCGCCGTACAAAGGCCACTGGCAACCCGGCTGGTAAGTGAGATACGGAAACGGAATGTTAAAAAGTTCCTTGCGCGATTTGATGTTGAATTCCGCGTGCGCCTGATCCGCAGTCGAGTCCGAAACATTGCCGTGAAACAGCGTGATCGCGCCATACGACCAGTTTCCCCATGAGTCCGTGAAAAGTCTTTGGACCGCGACGAGCGCGTTATCCGTGAGGCCATTTTGAACGCCCGCCATGACTGCCGCGCCTTCGATCAGTTGCGCGGAGTTTGTCGGATCGCAGTAGAGTTTCAGCTTGAGTTCGTCCGTCTCGACGCCGATGCGCCACTGGATGCCGTCGAGCTGCAGGAGCGGGCCGAACGAGGAATAGGTGACGCCTGAAAAGGCGATGTTGACCGGAGCCGTCGTCCAATTAAAAAGAGTGCCATCGGCAAGAGTCATGCTGACGAGTTCGGCAATGTAAAGATTTTGCTTCGAGCCGAGCAGGTCGATCATCGCAATGGATGCTGGCTTCAATCCCAACTCCAAAATGGATGCTTTCTGATAATTTCCATTTTTGCTGGAGGGAATGCGAGATAGTAAAGTCGGGCACGAATTCCCCAAGGAAGAAATCTATTAAACCAATCCTGAAATATCCAAGGCCGAGCTTTCATAGTCTCACCTGCTGAAGAGTGATCTTCTTCAAGCTCCAAAGCTGATACATCATTGTTTCAAAATCCAACTCGTCCGCGCCGAATCGCACTGGCCAAAAATAGGAAAAATCAGCCGTGATCGCCACGCCAGCGCCAGGAGCCGTCACGAAAATAATGTTGCCCGTTGGATCGACGGAATAATCCGCGCCGTAGGATTTCCTGACGCCATTCAAATAAACCGTTGGCGGTGGCGTGGTGTACGGAGCCTGAATCGCTTCAGGGAATCCGCCCGAAGTGCGGATCAACTGAAATGTCGTCGTCGCGCCGTCGCCCGATGCGATCGGTTGGCCCGCCACGCTATCCCACGGTCCAGCGCCAGGTTGATCGCCAGCATTCACATCGTCGAATAAAAACACTTGTTGCTGCCCCGCCATCTGATTGAAGAAGCCCTGAAGGATCGTAAGGTCGGTGTCAATCTGGCCGGAGATTAAATCGTTGGGATTGTCTTTCAGGTAGTTGAATTCCATTTCCCATTTCCAGAGAGGATACTGCCAATACTGAAGGCGGAATTCCTTGCCGCTCGACATGCGCTGAACCATCGTTTCCCACTGCGGAGTTCGCGTAATGCTCCACGTTAGCCCGCGCACGGTTGGAAAAACTAAATAGCTCATCTGTTGTCCCACCACTCTTTTACGAATAAAAATAAGAGAACTAGCGATAGAACGATCAGCGTTATTCCAGTTCCGATAAACCATTCATCGAAACGGAAACGTATGTAATCCCAAAATGTCATCATGCTCGCGCCCTCACGCCGTTGCGGACTTGCTGCCGAATCAATTTTGTGAACGCCGCTTTATTTCCATGGAGGAAGTCATTGATGGATTTGGAATCGAGCGCATTGATGTGAATGCCGATGTTTTGGCTTCCCGAGCCTCCATCGTTAAACGTCTTCGCCATCTTTCCGACTTCCTCTGTCGATCCGCGCGAAAGAACTTGTTCGCCCTGATGCGCGAAAATCGCCATGTCTCGCGGAATGTATGCGCCCGTTTCGGCTTTTGGTAATCCGATTCCCATGATTGCCCCAAACTGCGTGGCCGCGACTTCGGGAGCGACTGCTATGTTCACGGGAAACGGCAGAGCGACGAGCGCGGAAGCGTAAGCGCCTGCCGCGCCAATGCCAGCCTGTTCGGTCACTTCGGAAACGGCGGCAGCGACCTGCACGGATTTCTTGACTCCCTCGCCGGCAATAAAATCACCGATGCGGCGAAGAATGGAAACGTGTTCCAAAACTTCCACGACAATGAAATGTTCTGCCCATCGCAACCCCATCTGCGCGATGGCATCAATCGTCGAAATTACGATGTTCGCTCCCATGCGCCGGAAGGCTTCGGAGACGCGCAACGTTCCCTGCAAAATTCCATTGACCATTCCATCGAATGCGCGTCCGACCGGCTGAAACACTTTCATGAAGGCTTGCATTTCGGCGTCCGCTGTCTTTTGCGCGCTCTGCTGTTCCTGCCTGTCGAATTCTCCCATCTTCGCCGTGTGCGCCTGCTTCGCGGCTTCGATCTGACGATTCAGAGTTTCGAGTTTTGCGAGTTGCGCGGGATCGGAATTCACGACAAACGATTGCTCCGTTTGCCCGCCGAGCAAGATCGCTTTTTGCGCTTCAATTCCCTGCAATTCGATGGCGAGTTTTTCATCCTCCAACTTGCGTAGCTTGGCGAGTATTTCGGCGTTCACTTGATCCGCGATGAGCACGCGCCCGTATTCGGTTAATGCGTGCGCCTGCCGCGCCTGCAATTCAATTTGTCCCGTGGATTTGACGACTTCCTCTTCGTCGGCAATTCTGCGTTGCGCCGACTGCTCGGCCAGCTTCGATACCTCTTCCTGGTACTTGACCTGCTGATCGGCCAATAC